GAACCCCCGTTTTATCTTCTGTTTTTTTAGAAATAGGAAATTCACGAATCGGCAATTTTCTTGTGTCTTTTGCTACGATTTTTCCGTCTTCTCCGTATTCTAGTTCTAAAAATTCAAAAGGATACTCTTTTTCTTCAATTCTTTTTAATTGAGCTGTAACAAGATTAGTGGGGAATACAGATACTTTTCTAAAAGCAAATGCTTCCTGAATATTAGTTGGCTTCTGAGAAATACGTAGTTGATACTGCTCAGGTGCTAAGTCCTTCTTCCACCTTTCTCTTTCCAAGTTAATGGCAGCAAGAGCAGATTGCACAAGTGAGTTACCAAACTCATCAATAAAAGGAGGCATGCTCCACTGCTCAGGAATAAAAAGGCCAGCAGTCCCAATGGTGCCTTGATCATCAATGAGATTAGTCTCAACAGCATAGATATCATTTACTTCGGGGTTTAAAATCATTTGTTTAAGAGGCTCACACTGATCCAGATCACCCACAGATCCTGCAGCAATAAAAGTACCAGTAGTAATAAAGCCAGACTGAACAGCAGGACGTATATACTCATACGTCTTATCCATCTTAGGAGCAATACCAGCTTCTTCATGAAAGAAATAAGTTACAGGTCCACCAACACCGGTTGTTGCATCTTTATCAAATGAAAGACCCTGGATCTTAGACATAAGACCTTTTTTACTTATACGACCACCAATCCGTACTTCAATCTTTTGTTCCCACAGCAGAATTTTGTTTGGGTTATTAGGTCTATACCACGCGGTGTGTTCATTTACAAAGTTTGCATATTCATCAAGAAACTTCCATGAACCCTTGTCATTAATGTAGTCTTTTAGACTTGCGCCAATCTTACAGATAGAACCTTCTTCAAACCAGTATTGGTTGATGAGTTTACCCATATGAAAGTAAGATGATGCAATCTGACGTTTCTTTAAAATAGCAACATGTTTAAATGAAAGTTCTGCTAAGATCTCATACATTGCCATGTGATACTGAGCATCACGAACTTTTGCAAAACCGTATTTCTTTTCTTCTTTATCATAGATGGGTAGGAAGTTAAGCCACATGTAATAATCTCTAGTAAGATACCAGGTGGTTCTTTTACCCACGAATATTACACCATTCCGACACTTCTTTTTCTCTTGATCCCAATAGTTTATAAAGTCTTTGGATCTAAACGGAGCATCCGTGTAGTAACCTAAAGAATTAAATTTATCAGATTGTTCTTGAAAAAGTTTAGAACTCTCATCAAATTCATACTGCCCCGGTTCTTTAAAAAGTGTAAGCAAAAAATTTCTGAAGTCTTCTCTTGAATCAAAAGAAGTTTCAGTCCACTCACCATTTCTATATGTAGGTACAGTAATAAACATTACTCAATAGTAACTCCTTCAGCAATAGCCTTGATCAAGATTTTAATATCTGGTGCGGATAAAGTCTTTATAGAGGCTCTATCACTAAAATAATTATTAGAGTCGTCCCTTGTAAAAACATACCAAAGCTTTTCATAAACATTGTAATGAAAAAGATAGTCGTGAAAGTTATCGTTCATAATTGATCATATGCTAGACCCTGTCCACCACGGACAGTAGTTTTTTGTTCATTTTTCAAATCACTATAAGCTCCCTTAAATGAGTTGCGAATCTGTTCAAATTTAGCCGCAGCATTAATCAAAGAGTTTATATTACCGTCTCTACCATGCTCAATATCAGTGGTTTCCATGTACCGAGCAAGTCTATCAAGCATACTGGCAATACCCTTGTATGCACGAAATGTAGGAGTTTCATACAACTTTCTACACAAATCCATTGCTTCTAAAATCTCAGGATCTTCTGTAGAGTAATCCATATTAACTTCTCTAAGAACTAATTCTTCTTTTTCAGACTCCAGTACGTTAAAAAATGGATTGATATCCGGATCTGGGCAAGTCATGTAAAAGATGTACGTATATACTTTAGGTGCATTTTCATTATACGTATCTATAATCTTCTTCAGACTTTCTAGTGTATAACAGTGCTCAGAGGGAATTACTTTACCATTCTGTACATCGAAGAGTCTTATTATCATTTGAATTTAGATTTATTATCCTGAAACCACTTGACTAGTGCAAGGACTTCATCTTTAAGATATGGAATATCGTAGTATATAACATCTTTAATAACAGGATCTCCATCAATGTTTGTCTTTAAAATAGGGTATCCGTTTTGATCTTTACCCTCATCCTGAAACATAATATGCTGAATCATCAATGTACCAGGCTTAAGCTTTGGGTTATGCTTAAGAATCATGTACATATAGATAGAAAGCTGTAGATTGTAGTGGTTTAGATTGCAATCATCAAGATGGCTGACCGGGGGGTTCATCTTTTGAGACAAACCCTCCCAGTCTTTGTAGCTCTTACTACGGATTTCTTTGTTGGTTTTATAATCCGTAATATGAACCACACCATCTACAACTTCTACAAGATCTGATTGACCACAAATACCCAAACTTTTCATATAAACAAAATGCTCAGGATACATGCCATCTGTAAGACGTTGGTCTGGAGCAACCTTAAAACCGGAATTATCAGCCAAGGGTTGCATAATAGGAATAACCTTACCATGACGCTCAATACTATCTAAACCCAAAAGATCTTCTTCTCTTTGGTTGTGGTACCAGTTTCCAACAGTAATAGCTCTTTCCGATTCTGACTTCCACACAGAAAGAATTTGATCCTTGGTCATACCATACCACTTGGATCTTCTGTTTTTAGAGGACTTTTCAGCAATCTTTTCAGCCTCAAAAGGCTGCTTAAGTTTACTAATCAATGATGTAACACTCATCCAACTGATATTCTCAGCCGGATCAATACTAACATATTTGTGATCTTCAGGTAAAAACTTAACGCCCATAATTTTTTAAATAAGTTTCTTCCTGCTTATCTGTAAAGTGGGCTTTCCACTTTTCAGCAGGACACTCTGAACTTAAAGATCTAAGTTTAAGAGACAAAGAACAACCACATAATGAACAGCAGGGTTGTGTTCCAGGAGCAATGCATTTATAAGACTCCATTGTTCTATTAGGACAAGTCGCACAGATAGAATGTCTTTTAGCATATACCCTCTCGGTTAATTCAGTTTTGAAAATTTTGTACCTAAGACCTTCAAGAATCAGTGTCTTGTTCTTCCAGATCGTTTTTAGGTTCTCTATTAGCGTTTTTAATTTCATAATGTTCGGATCTTTCAGTTCGTTCAGTTTCTAACCGTAGAATCAAAGTCTTCATTCTACTTACTCTTTTAGACAACTCATCAAATATTTGATAGTCTCTATATCTGGTCATATTGAGTTTACCAAGAATTTCCTCGTACTTCTCAATCTGTTTCTCCATCCTATTATATCTGACTATGAATGTACCAAAATTTGCAATACTAACTCTAGGGTATTCAAGACTAGATATATCTTTTCTTGCTCTTAACCAAAAGTAGTGCGTTAGATCTGATACAAGCTGCTCACTAACAGTCTCCGCTTGAGCCGTCTTCTTAATTGCTTGTTTAGGCTTTCTTGGATTCAATATGAGCAAACTTATAGTCCAACAGAATGTTTCCTTCAGTTTGAATATTAATATCAGGGTGAACAGAAATCTTCTTTTTACTCTTACCCTTCTTAATAATCAAACCTTTCTTCTCTGCTTTTGATAAAGCATTTCTTGCACTTTGCGGAGATTTAAATACCCCCAAGTCTGTAATCTTATTACAGAACTCAGTAAGCTCTGCCTCTTGATCTACACCAAGATGAGTTAGGCAATCTAAATCAGCACTGCTAACTGAAGTATTACTCAAATAGCAATACACCATGATCTGAAACTGTACAATGTTCCAGCGGGGTAGTACAACTTTCTTTGCTACTTGATTTACGATTGCCATCATTTCTCTCTTTTTAGAGTTCTTTTGAAGGGCTGTTCAGTAGCATCGTCATCATCTTCTTCAACTTCTGGTGCCATCATATTAGCCATAGTCACCTGAGCTTGGAGATTCTTCAAACGTGCAATTTCAATAGCTGCACGAAGCTCTTCATACTTCAGTTGTTTCTCAAGATGAGGAATAACATCATTATAGAAAGCATCAAGCTGAGCACGTTTTTCCTGCATTTGCTCTGAAGTCATTTCAGGAGTTTCGTAAGGTTGCTGATCTTCACTCATACTTTAAAGGTTTGTTGGTACACTATAAATATACATTAAAAGTTTAAACATTACAAATTTATATTTATATTTGATACTGCAAAACGCTTCTCCATGAACAAGATTTTTCTTATTGATATTGACGGTACTATCTGTAATGACATCAAAAACGAGGATAGTCATCTGTATCTCACAGCCAACATTTTACCAAATGCTTTAGAAATCATCAACAAGTGGTATGATGAAGGTAATATTATCACCTTCTTTACTGCTAGAGAGTCTAAAGACAGAACCATAACTGAGAATTGGCTAAAACAAAATAGTTTCAAGTACCACGGATTGGTAATGGATAAACCTAGAATCAAAGACGGACAGGAGTACGTATGGATTGATAACCGAAAGGTAAGAGCAATCACATATCTAGGCACTTGGTCAGAGTTAAAAGAAGTAGACGCTAAAATCCAAGCATTTCAACAATGAATAAACTAGATAAAGACTATCAGAACCTTTTGTCTGACAGTCTTTATAAACGGTAAAGTCAAGAAAGACAGAACCGGTACAGGTA